TGTCTGTGTTTGGGTGATGATAAAGTCGAGTTTTGTAGAAGTGAATCGTTTTCGTTCTGGTGCATCGAGGTATACATAATTGCCATACAGCTTAGCAGAAAATGGTGTTTCTAAATTTTTCTGGAAGTTTACACGGACTTCAACTTGGTGATATTGTAAGGCCACCATAGGAATATAAGAACTCTTATTGTTAAAGAAGAATGGCAATGGGATGAAATTCGTATTACTGACTGAACACTTATTGTTAATCTCCTGAGACTTTGTGTATGTGTCAGCTAAATAGTTCTGATGTATATCACTGATGAAATCAAAGGGTTGTGAATCTACTTTCTGCCCGCCAATATAAAGATCAATCGTCGAACCCTGGAACCCTTCGACGAGGTTAGTACCTTCGAACCAAAGCCCTGTAAGAAGATCACCATTGGTTGGGATCACACACGCATCTTCAGCCAGAGAATACTCTTTGATGAATTTGGGAGCTTGAGCGAAATTTGTATGTCTCGTATACTTGGAAGTGAAGAGTGACATTCCTTCGCCACTCATGTAATAGACGTCTTGGGCACCTTTGGACACAAGCTGTATCAATGCACCAGACATATCTAATAGTTGTATAGATTATAAAAATAAACACTTCCCCTGAAATGGGTTCTCATCTTCCTTGTCTTCTATTGTATCAATTTTGAACCCACCTTGTTTATAGACACGTAAACGTTTTTTATACATTGCGAACAGTATAGACCATTGGTCGACTATATCATAGATGTGTGGGTTGTTATTCTTACCAGGTGTCTCCCGCATGACACGTCCAATAGATTGTTGAATATCGGATTTTGGTGTGGCGAGAATGACTGTATCAAGGGTTGGAATATCTAACCCTTCGTGAGCCTGACTAAAAGTTGCGAATATGATCTTCTTTTTGGAAGATGCTTCTAGGTCAGCTTCTTTCATACCACCCATGTATAATCCAGAACTCGTCGGGAAACATTGATGGAGAAATTCACAATGCTGCCTACGATCACTAAGTACGAGTAACTGTCTGGTACCACTAGAGGCTTTCTTGACCAGACTGGTTAACATTCTATTCCGATCTCTATGTTCCACCAATTCTGTAATCATGTTCACAAGAGATAGTTGTCCATTCCTGGTACAGGGTGGTGGATTCTTAAACATGGGACAATCGTATTGAACAGGGAAAACTTCAACATGAATCTGGTTTTCACGTTCAACCGCGAAGAATGTTGGACCCATGAACCAATGAAGCACTTTACTGAGACCATCTTTACGAACTGGTGTAGCCGAAAGACCATATATATGACGGGGACACATCTTGAAGAGACTCTGACTAAACACTTTAGCACAAATATGGTGAGCTTCATCTACGATGACGGTACCTATACTATCGAAATCACCGAATGAATATTCTTTGAGGGACAATGACTGAAGCATTGCAATTACAAAGTCACACTCAACTTCTTTTTTATTCTGTTGAACGACACCGATTGTTGCTCCTGGGCAAAACTGTTGAATACGTTGCCTCCATTGATCGGCCAGAAATTGTTTGTGTACTACGATCATGGTTCTATAGCCGAGTGTACACGCTATAGCCAGGGATACGGTCGTCTTCCCGTAGCCACACGGCAAAGAAAGGACGCCATGACCTGCTTGTATTGCTGCCGCGTGTGCCTCGTTTTGATGTGTGGCGTCTCGGAGTTTTCCTGTAAACTTGATATTGGTTCTGGTGGGGGTTGGACGTTTATCTTCTTTCGGTGGCCCAATCGCATCAGTTCCGTAGAATCTTGGAACGCAGATTCCACTTTTAGCTGTTCTGTAAACTTTAAAAGGTGGTGGAGGAAAACCATATTCATTGTTGACGAGTGGCCTTACCGTAAGTTCTTTTTTAATTTCTGGGGTTGAACTCTCCAGTATAAGGCCAGTACGAGTTAGAACTGTCATTAATTACTTATTTAAAGGGGATATACTTTAAATAAGTAATATGCCTAAGCTTGACATCGATGAAAATATTAAAAGAATCCATACAAACATTGAACAACTTACCCAAGAAGTGTTCAGACTTCAAGGTATGCTTTCGACATTTGAAGGATTTAAGAAGGGTGGTCTGACGACGATCGATCTTCCTCATGATCCGTCTGAACATGTTGAACAGGCCGAACAGACCGAGAGTACCCAAGAGAAACCCGAGTAAGTACCCACATTCCATATACCCTTAAAATCCATGACAACAGAAACTTCATCACCCTTTATAAGAGATTGGATTGGACGTCCCTTGACTTCACACATCACTCTCCTATATCGGAATGGAACTTTCACTGTGAGTACTCGACCATCAAGAGGATCATCTATGTTTTTGTTGATGAGTAAATGTCTTCTTGATGATTGCATGCGTTCAATTATTTCTACAACTTTATCGGGGATCACGAACCTAATGTACTTCTTATCATTAAAGTCATACATGGGTTCGTGAATAGTTACCATACATTTCATCGTCTCTTATATACCAATAGGAGAAGTAAAACTATAAGTAGTAAGATGACATGTGTGATCATAAAAGGTTCATATGGTCCCCGGGTTCCGAATTGACCATGGCAGAAAGATCGACCCACTTCAATCGCAGCTTCAATACTGGAATAGGGTGTATTTCTGGGAGACATCATACCACACATGGCAACCTTCTTGGATCCCCCAAAAAAAGGAAGTTGTCCATTGGGATTTAAGACACCCGAAGATTGATCGAATACCCAATGTGTTCCTTCCCATGAGGCACCCCATCCGATACGAATTTCCTTCGGTTGGACGAGTCCGAGTTGTTCGATCACTTTCTCGACTAACTTCTCTTGATCCATTTGGACAATTTCTTCTGTGATATTAGTTATGACACATGAGATTGTCTTTTTATCGGGAAGCACAACGGGTTGGAGACGAAGTTCGGTGTCTAATATATATTGTAGATCACTTGGTATATCCATCTCTTCGTTGTATTCCAAAATGACGTTGATGGCACCATATGTACTCGGACCAACCTTCTCCTTAGCATCTTCACCCCAATTATTTTTCATGAGTTGAAGTGCGGGACTATTGTCAACACATAGAATGAGGAGACCATCCTTGACAACCATCCCACTTTTGAATTGTGCGGCGAAACCGTTATCTAAATAAATGACATCTTGAAGTTCTGAACCAAATTCAAAATGTACACCCTTATCGATGAGTGCTTGTTGCATCGCGTCACACATCACCTTACCCGAAACTTTTTGTGTATACGGTGAAGAAAGACCAACATGGTCAAAACTCTTGACGAACTCATAGGCTGTCATGACATCCCAAGTGACTCCATCTATGATGAGTGTCACAGCTTCTAAAAGTTTTTGTCCCTTATCAGAAAGTTCTCCGACAGCATCTTTGAGAGACATCTTCTTATAGATCCATGGCATCGATAAAACTTTAACAGCCAATGCTGCGAGGGTGATATAGTCCTTCGATGAAAGATGTTCGCGAATAATTCCAGCGTTATCCGTTTCAACTTTTTCAAAGATGTCATCCCATTTAATATCCATCTCTTTGAATAAACTTTTTGTATTGATAAAGGCACGATCAAATACAATTCTATGTGCATGCATATCACGTGTATCAATGGAAGGTTCCCACCATGAACCACCTGCTGATAGTTTTTTGTCGTACATGAACACTTCATGGTCTGTGAATTTCTTTAGTTCCCACGCGATAGACATACCTGTGGGACCCGCACCAATGATGTGAATCTTCATTCTATTAGTATAGTAGAAATAAAAACTTCGTGTTCGATTTACTTATTTAATTTTAAACGTTTCAATTTTTCTTCAAATTCACGACGCTCACCAGGAGATTCTATCATGACACCCGTTCGGATGGATTCAATCTCTGGTGCAGTGAGATGCATAGCATTCACTCTGAAATCCATGAATGCTTCCATCGTGACAGGGACCAAGGGTTTCACCAAGTCAAATATGGCCGTGGCATAGTCTCTGATTTCCTGTTGGGCGTGGGGGTCCATGCGGAGGTGGAGGTAGTGGAGGAGATTATGGAGGTTAATCTTCCAGTAAAATTCAGTATAGGTAGACTGTGGGAGTGTCCCACGAGCCTGTTCTCGGCAGCACCCACTTTCTATGAGTTCGTCATATACATCGAACGACTGACTCAACTGTTGTGACACTTTAGTATTGAGATCGTCACCAATAGATGCGACACCCTCGGACCCCTGATGGTTTACTTCTGACTGACCCCTATATGTTTCGGGTTCGTAATACTCTCTGGGTACCACAGAGTATCGAGCAGAGAGTTCGTTTACACTGGCCGTGCGGTGCCGAAGGTGTTGTCTGGCGATATAGATTGGCATTTTGATATGAAACTTGAAGTCAACCATTTCAAAGGGGGTCGTGTGCCAGTTACGTAAGAGGTATCGGATGAGACCACGGTCTCCGCGGGTAGTTTTGGTACCGTCACCGTAGGAAACTCTGGCGGACTGTACGATGGACGAATCCAAATCCTTTTGAGGCATATGATCAACGAGACGAACGAAACCATTGTCAAGTACCTTTTCCATTATAGAGATGTAACCGTTTAAACCTTTAATAGTTACACGCATCATCCAATGGTACTTCACCACAAAAGTCGTAGAGTTTGTCAATCTTTTCTTCAGTTTTTTTAATTTCAGTTTTTGTTTCCCGCATCGCATCCATTGCATCATCGACAAGTTCAAAGAATGAATCAAGTTCGTCGAGAGCTACACGATGGGTATTCCTTTTCGGTTTTTGTGTATGGAATGCAGACTTGAGTCGTTTGTTACTCTTGATGACATTGTCCAAGTTGGGTTTGTTGACGGCACACATTCTGATGGTGAGGCTCATTGTATATACATGTATCACTTCATATCTTTAACGAGGTCGTCAACATTTTTATAATATCTATTAAGGTCTTTCTCAAATCTTTTTGTTGTCATGTGTTTTTGATCATTTACATAAATCCATGCGAGATTTGATTTTGAATACTTTGTTCTCTTCTGATTATCATTTGGTTTTCGAGCTACCAACTTAGTGGTCTTCTTTATTTTCTGTGATGGTCTTATTTCAATTCTATTGACAAATGAAAGTGCCTGCATGACAGTGTCTGCCAAGTCATCCTTCTTCTTTGACTTAACAAATGTATCGATCCAATGTGCATTCACTTCGTCTTGTCTGATGAATGCTTCACAGCGTTCGATCGAAACTTTCTTTCGTTTATTATATTGTGCCTTCCCGGGACCCACTACATCGGGAATCTTATGACGAGCATCATATAAAATCGTTTCTGCATCTGGACACTTAATGATGAAGTATGCATGGAGAAAGTGCATGACAGAAACCATCTTCTTGTTACGATCAGGTTGCTTTTCAATTAATATAGTCTTCGCATCGAGTACCCAAGGTCTCTCATCGAGATGTTTTTTCATGGATACATAGACACCGTCCGCATGTTGAGGTGGTACACCTGAAACGTCCCACTCCACTACAAGATTTTCACGATCTTCGTCGAGCAAACACATTGCCAAATTCTTTATACCAACGTCGATACTAAGGATCATTGGTATAAAGGATTAATATCTCTTTAAGTATTTATATTTATTTACTTTTTCCACCACTCATAAAGCTCAGCATCACCATGGCAGCTATAAGAATGAGGCAGAGGATCGAACATGCAGAAGATAACCCAGAGTTCTTGGTCACGAAGGAAACGAAATTGAAGCCACCCTTGGCGACATCCACAGCAGCTCCAGCCGCTTCTCCGGCAACTTCCTTGAGACCTCTGACAGTCTGACCCGTTTCCTTTACAGCTTTCTGTACGGCTTCGAAAGGGTTGAGCGTATCGTATAACATCATCGCGAAGACTACACCACCTGTCACATAGAGACCCGTCTTCATGAGACCTTCTTTTCCCTCTTTCGTACCCCTGACCGTAGCATCAGCTTCTTTTACTGTGGCTGGTTCCACGTTTTCGACAGCAGCTTCAGCTTGTTTGGCAATTTCATCTCCATCTCCATTCCTCACGGCATCTTTTCCTTGTTTCGTCTGTTTGGTTCCAAAACTAAGTTTCTTTTTGAATCCTGACATACTGTTACCGAATTTAATTCCCAAACTTTTCACAGCATCTATTGTACTCGAAAGCTGTGTAGATGGTTTAAGTTTTGCAGCTAATTGGGGATCTAACTCCTTGACATAACCGACGTCGAGTTTCTTTCCTATTTTAGCCAATTGAGCATCATCTAAACCCTTGAGGATATCTGTCATATCAGCCTTCGTAATTCTTTGTAAGGTAGATGGTAGTACGTTATCTAGGTTTTTAAAAAATCCATCCGCATTACCCAATGCTTTTAAACTTTTCAGGTTCATTACAGCATCGGTACCAATACTACCTGCCTTACTACCTGCTCTGAAGACACCAGACATTTACATTCTACTGAGAAAATTAAAATTAAACACTATATGGATTTTTCTGTTTACTTTCCTCTGTTTTCTTACATGTTGGTCCATTACCTCTATAGCCAGCTTTACAGGGCTTATAACAGAGTGATGCGTCTCTGACTTTACCTTCGGGGCATGTGTCCGGAACCTTCGATTTTCCAGCTCTAGAGTATCGATTTCTCGGTTTATCACAGAAAGCGGAACCGGCTGCCCCAGATCGGAATGTAAACCCCGGGTAACATGGTTGATTACACGTGGTTCCTCTAAACTTATATTTGAGAGGCTTACCAGCTGCTGCTAGGGCCTTTCCCAAATCGGAGTTCACCTCGTTTTCACTTAAGGCACGGCAATCCGCCCTCTGCCAGAATTCTTTCTCAAAGAAATTCTTGATACCTTTCTTTTTTTGACCCGGAATATAAGAGTGGATGGATTGGAGACATGTTAAACCCGTATTTTTTGAACCAGATGGACAGGTTCCCTCACATTCGAGAGCTCTTGATTTGTAAAGCTTTTCACCATTTGGACCCTTGCGACACTCTGGGTAACAAAGTGCACCCTTGCGTTCCTTATTGGGACCACATATCATTGGTGTTCCAACACCTCTACCGACTGTATCCTTGATCGCTGCTATACCTTTATTGATCCATGGTGTGATCGCTGCAAAGGGTAGAGTAATCGTGGCTAATGCTATACTCCCTGCATTACCAGATTCCCATGCTTCTATACGGTTATCCCAGTCTTCCATGTGTGTACGCGTAATAGTCTTTCCGAGTATGAGTTCGGCTTCTTTCTGTCCTTCTCGTAATGTACACTCGTTATTCTTTAATTTTAAACCCAAACGTTTGCAGTAATCACCTGTAAAGTCACAATCACCTCTTTCATAATTAAACTTGACACCATATACCGCAGGATTCAAACGTTGACTATGCTTTGTGGCATTGAAACCATATTCACAATCAGCAATTAGCATACCATATGGCATTGATAGACACACTTTACTACCCAATTTCTTTTCTGTAACATTTGGACTGTTTTCACTCCCGGGGTTAGATTGATTGATAACCCTATAAGTGTCTGTATATACTGCAACCATTGGTGTATAGTCTTCGGGTATTGTAGCTGGTGGGCTTTTGTGTGGGTTTGAGTATATTAGGTGCTTGTCTCTCATACGCTTATTGTAATTGTCAGCACCTTTCTGAGAGAGTGTTACTCCGATACGATCCTTAGTTGCCATGAATGGTACCTTTTCAATTTCACTTCTTTTACCTTTCGCACTATAGAAATCATAGATGAAAGTGTCCCTCTTTACTGTGTTAGCCAATGCTAGATCCAATGCCGTATCAAATGCGTCAAGTACCTTCTTACTGTTATCCGATTTACCAGTTAACATGTTAGTAAAAAATATAATCATCAAGTCCTTGGGCATAAGTTCTAGAGCGTCTGGTAAGAATTCAACAATCATTTTTTCTTCGAATTCTTTCGAATATTCTGGGAATGCAATGGGTAATGGGAATGTTAATGGTAGGGAGATGTTCTCTTTTAGCATCTCTTTTTGCATCATCACATCAATTGCGTTTCTTTTTTTCTGTATGACTTCATTGGCTGAAAAATTATTATATCCGAATGGGTCGGTCATATCCAATGCAATAGTAAAAACAGCGGTTGCTACTGTAACTGCTAGACAAATAGGACCACATGTAGTGGCAACTGCAAAACGTGTACCTGTTTGTGCAGCAACTTTAACACCTGCCTGGGCCCCCATCTTAGCACCAGTACCAGCCGCAGCCTGTGTACCTACACCGGCCGCAGCCCGTGTACCAGTAGCAGCAGCCCGTGTACCTACACCGGCCGCAGCCCGTGTACCAGTACCAGCAACCCGTGTACCTACACCCGCTTTAGCTACTGTCATTCCCATAGTATTCGCACCCGTTCTGGCATAAACTCCTGCGTTTACACTAGCTATAATAAGAGCTTCTGCCATCACCCCACCTATGATTGCTATAGCTAAATCGGGTGCCATATCAGCTATCATACCCAGTGATGATTGAGCCTTTGGATTTTCAAAAGCACAACACCCATCCGACATGGGTTTCGTACCTTCCGGACATTTCCCACCTGGGCCTTGTGGTAAGAGACACGCCTTTTTGGTCTGTTCGATAATATCATTCTTCAATGCAATACCATCGACCCCAGTTTCCTTCGAAAGCTGGTTGAGGCGTGCATCCTTCTGGTTGATATACCCTTTAACATTCCCACT